GGTCGAGGATATCAAACGGCGTCTCAAGGCTTCCTCGCGGCACATGGGTATTGCCAGCGGCGCTGACATCGTCGTGAGAGGCAAGACTGAGGGGATGCTCAGGCTGATTGCACTCAATGAGATTGGCACACCTGAGATTGACCGAGAGAGCGTAGCCAAGATTGTCGGCTGGTGCAGAGCGCACGGCGCGCAGGTCGTTATCCTAGATCCATACGTCACGTTGTCGGATGCAATGGACGAGAACAGTGCGACGTCGGCTGCGATGCTGACGAAGGCATTTTTGCTGATCAGCTCGCTGACCGGCGCTGCCGTCATACATGCCCACCACACGCCGAAGGACCGTAATAAAGACAACGACTGGTACAGGGCAGACAGTGGCGCTTGGCGAGGCTCTGGGGCCATCTACAGCGCACTTGACTGCGGCTTTACGTTGGCGAACTGGATTCCAGCAGGCGGCGAGCCTCGCAAACGGTGGAAGAGCCGGTTCCTCGATGATGAGCTGGGTCGGTTTATTGTGCTGGACACCGGCAAGATCCGAGAGGGGCGGCCGCTGGTGCCGGTCGTTTATGAGCTGGTTGGTGAGGAGCTGCCGGAGGGTTTTGAGATCGGTGTCTGTAAGGTGAGCAGTGCGAGCGAAGCTGAGAATGTGCTGCAGCATTCGGGCGACGATGCGTATTTGGCAGGCGAGCTGGCTTATCAGATATGTAGCGAAATGGGAGGGGGAAAGCATTCGATTAAGGACATTCACGGTAAGGGGATATTGGGTTGGCCGCTGACAGATGGCGACATTACAGCGGCAAGATATGACAGGATCAAGGAGCTGTTTGACGGATCTATATCGAGCGAATTGGGCGTGGTTCGCATAGCGAAAAAGGGCAAGGCATGGGCATTGGAGGTGACCCTTGATTAGTGTCAGAGATGAGATGCTCGCTCGCAATGTTTCTGCGGTTTTTGGCTATCCAACAAGAGCTGACGAAATTCTTGTTGGATAGAAAGTATCCAACAAGGTTTTATGTATGTATATCAACGACTTAGTTCCAACATGTTGGATAGCGTGTTGGATAGTGTTGGATAGGGGTTAAGCTGTTGAAATTAAAGCGTTATTCGTATCCAACAACAACCACCCCCTACGGGGGCGCGCCAGCTTGAAGCTGGGCGCACTCCGTTAGGGCAGCAGGAGGGCGACATGGCGAATAGAAATAAGGCTCGGGGTTATGCTCTGGAGAAAGAGACGGCAGACTTCTGGAAGGATAACGGCGTCGAAGCTCGGCGCGTTTTTGCGAGCGGAGCATATGCGAGGCTTGGCGACGAATTTGAGGGCGACGTAAAATTGGCTGGCAGATACATCATCGAGGCCAAACGTAAAAAGACGGGGTTCAAGTTCCTGTATCAGGCTCTGGATCAGGGCGGCGGCAGCGATATGATTGTGGTGAGGGAGGACAGAGCGCGACGGCTTTACGTTATGGAGGAGGACACGGTGCTTGACCTGTTGCGTCTGGCAGGTTTAGTCTCTGAAACTAAACTAGGATGATTTAGTTATGGCGAACACGACCGGCAAAAAGTATGGCGGCAGAAAGAAAGGCACGCCAAACAAAACGACGCACGATATGAAGGCGGCGATCCTCGAGGCTTTTGAGCGGGCAGGAGGCGCTGATTATCTGACGATGCTGGCTAAGGACGAGCCGCGCACGTTTACCACACTGCTTGCCAAAGTGCTGCCTAACGAGAACGTAAACGAAAACCGTAACATCGATGTCAACGCAATGACCGAGCGGCTGCAAGAGGGACGCGACCGCGTTGCCAAGCTCCGCGTAGTAAATGGAAAGGATTGAACATGGCCTATGGAACAAAGCGCAAGCCCAAACCAATGAAGCCCCGCCCTCCTAAAAAATGAGGGACTACAGCAGGGAGTACGCAAGTTATCATTCAAAGCCCGCGCAAAAGAAGAACCGCGCTAGCCGCAATGCTGCAAGGGCTACGCTGCTGTCGATGGGGCGCGTTAGCAAGGGCGACGGCAAGGACGTTGACCACAAGAATGGTAACCCACGCGATAACCGGCCGTCTAATCTGCGGGCAATGCCGAAGAGCCGCAATAGGAGTAGGAAGTGAGTGATGTTATGGCGCGAGCGGCGCATCCGCAATCTGCTCCGAAAGCTCATCGATGGGGTTCTCCCCTGCCGGGTAGCGGATCGATGCGTGTATGTCGGATATGCGGTGCAAAAGAATTGGCGACGGCTGCTGATCCACATCACCCTGACGGACAGTGTCGCGCACCCGATATGCCAGTGGCTCATACCATGTCCGACTACGACCCGCTGTGAACCAACCCGCCGTAGACGTTGAGCTGGCCGAGGAAGTCGCGCAATTCTACGCTGACCCTCTCGGCCACGTTCTGTTCAGCTACCCGTGGGGCAGTGGGCAACTTGAAGGTTTTGCGGGGCCTGACGATTGGGCGCGTGATTTTCTGAACGAAGTCGGCGACGAGGTCTGCAGCCGGGGCTTCGACGGACACACCGCAGTCGATCCTATACAGTTCAGCACTGCTAGCGGTCACGGCATCGGTAAGAGCGCCCTGACAGCGTGGCTCATACGCTGGATCATGGACACCCGGCCTTTCAGCAAAGGCATCGTGACGGCCAATACATCAGAGCAGCTTCGCACTAAGACGTGGGCCGAGCTGGCTAAGTGGCACCATATGGGGATCACGAAACACTGGTGGACCCTGAACGCGGGCGGCGGTGGCTCGATGAACATGTACCACAATGATCACCGGGAGACATGGCGTGTCGATGCACAGACCTGCAGAGAAGAAAACAGCGAGGCATTCGCTGGGTTGCACGCAGCGCAGGCAACTCCGTTCTACATATTCGACGAAGCCTCTGCAGTGCCGGACAAGATATTCGAGGTTCGAGAAGGTGGCTTGACTGACGGCGAGGCAATGACGTTCGACTTTGGCAACCCGACGCGAAACACAGGCCGGTTTTATGAGAACATGGCTGGTAGGTTCCGTCATCGCTACAACCGACGCCACATCGACAGCAGAGATGTGAAGATCACGAACAAGCGGCTGTTCAAGACGTGGATTGACGACTACGGCATCGAGAGCGACTTCGTTAAGGTCAGAGTGCTCGGGGAGTTTCCTTCAGCAGGCGAGCTGCAGTTTATCCCAAGCGAGGCAGCACGCGACTGCATCAACCTGACGGTTGCGGTGCAGCCTCACGATCCGTTGGTCATGGGTGTCGATGTCGCACGGTTCGGCGATGACCAGTCGGTGATCTGCCTGCGACAGGGCAGGGATGCAGAGAGCCAAGGTTGGCACACGTTTCGAGGCATGGATACGATGGAGCTGTCAGCAAAGGTCGTGGAGATTGCAAGGGAGAAGAACCCTGACACCATCTTCATCGATGGCGGCGGCGTGGGCGGCGGTGTCGTGGATCGATGCAGGCAGCTTGGCCTCGATGTCGTCGAGATCAACTTCGGTAGTAAGGCGACGCAGCGTGGCTACTCAAATCTAAGGGCGCAAATGTGGGGCAACCTGAAGGAGGCGATCATTGAAGGCATCAGACTGCCGGACAACGCGGACTTAATTACTGACCTGACCGGCCTCGAGTACGGTTACACCTTGAAGAATGAAATCAAGCTGGAGAGTAAGGAGGCTGCGAAAAGCCGGGGCGTCGCATCGCCTGATATGGCTGACGCTCTGGCCCTGACCTACGTCCTGCCGGTCTACCCATCGAGGATGGGGTTCACTGGAACCCAGCAAGAGACCTCTACAGAGTATGACCCATTTAGTGGGTAGACACCCAACCTATACTTAATCTAGTATGTCAACCCATGAAATGTTTAGTTATCTTTGGGCCTGAAAACGACCATCCGCTTGCAAGGTTTCTTAACGCTAAGCGACGGCATGTTTGGTGCGCGCTGCAGGACGTCGAACGCAATTCGTGGGTCAGCTACAACTGGCATCAGGGTCTGCCAATAATTCAGGTTGAGGCTGCGGCAGATTACGACTTGGCAACCCATTACAGGGCGCAAGGATACAGCATTGTGGAGATTGAGCGCGGAGAAGATGCGCGCCTCTCTTTGTTGATGTTTAACAACTGTGTTGCACACGTTAAGTCAGTGTGCGCTATTAAATCGTTGGCGGTCACGCCTCAACAACTATACACCTCGCTGGTTGGAAGAAGGTCTATGAAGCTCAAGCAATTATTTACTACCCCCGGCTTTGGTGGCAGCTCGCCATCTCCGCCGCCGCCCCCTCCTCCGTTACCGCCTCCGCCTAATAAAGCGGACCCCGCCGTTGTTAAGTCTAGGGAAGACGAGCAGCGCAGGCTTCGGCAGCAACGCGGTATCTCTGGGACAATTAAAACCCGTGGGGGTGCTCTAAGCGAAGCAAGCATGGCCGACAAAACACTGTTGGGGAACTAAGCCATGCTGTGGTTTACAATTCCGGGTAGAGGCAGCCGCCGTCCGCCCGCTCCGCCGCCCGCTCCGCCGCCGCCTCCCCCTCCAACTCCGGTTGCCGCAGCATCGGGTGCGAACAGAGACAAGCAAAAATTTCTTAGACGAAAAAAGGGTCTAGGAGGCAGCTCTGCTGGATCTGTTAGGGCCGCCGCGCTAAGTCCGGCGCAGACAACAAACAAAACACTGTTAGGCAACTAACCATGCCTTTACCTAGCGTTGACAATTCCTACACAACTGTACCGCTTCGCGGTAAGAAGTCTGCGCTGTATCGTCGTTACCTGCAGCTTGAGGACGACAGATCCTCGTGGCGTTCGCATTGGCAGGAGATCACCGACTACATCACGCCGAGACGTGGCCGCTATCTAATTGAAAGCCAGAACAGCAAAGGCCGCAAGCGCACCACTAAGATTATTGACAGCACCGGGACGCAGGCGATGCGGACTATGGCTGCTGGTCTTATGTCCGGCATGACGTCACCGGCACGTCCTTGGCATCGACGCAAGGTGCGCGAGGATCTGATGGATGACGGCGAAGTGCGGTCGTGGCTCGCTCAGGTCGAGCACATCGAGCGTTCCATCCTGCATAAGTCAAATTTCTACAATTCAATTCACACTGTCTACACAGAGCTGGGGTCGTTTGGCACGGCTCCGCTGTATCGGCAACCGTCGTTTGACAGTGTGATCCGGTTTCGCCCCTTCACCGCTGGCGAGTACGTTATTTCTGAGAACGATCTTGGTGTGGTGGATACGCTAGGCCGAAGTTTTACAATGACTGTCGGCCAGATTGTGCAGAAGTTTGTGCATACTGCTGACGGCCCAATGGATTGGACTGGCGTCAGTAAGGCAACAAAGAAACTGTGGGATGACGGTAACTACGATGCTCGCGTTGAGATCGTGCATATGATTGAGCCGCGCTTACTGGCCGACCGGGACTATGACAAGAAAGACGGCAAGAATATGCCGTTTAAGAGCTGCTACTTTGAGCTGTCTTCGGAGAGCGACGAGTTTTTGATGGAGAGCGGCTACAAGAAGTTCCCCGCCTATGTGCCACGTTGGGACGTTCTCAGCGGCGAGGTCTACGGAAGATCTCCCGGCATGGACAACCTCGGCGATATTAAGCAATTGCAGCACCAGCAGAAGCGCAAAGCTCAGGCTATCGATAAGATGGTCAACCCTCCG